TGAATTTACTTCGATTATAAATGGTGGTTCTTTTGTTCTATTTTTACTTGGTATAAAGTCAACAGCAGTCCATAAACCATTTACTGCTTTTGCAGCCTTTAAACTTTCTTCGATTTCTAATTCTGTCAATTCTAGTTTTTGTGGTTTAGAACCTTGCGATACATTTGACCTAAAGTCTCCTTCGATTACAGGTCGTTTCATTGTAGATAAAACTTTACCACCTAACACTAGAACTCTAGCGTCATAATCTGTTTTGATATATTCTTGTAAAAGTAAATCAGCATCCTCATCTTGTTTATGTATCAACTGAACGATACTGTCTAATGCTTTTGCTGACTCTACAAATAGAACACCAACACCTTTACTACCTCTTAGTGTTTTAAGTATAATAGGATATTGTGTATTTAAATTTTCAAATGCTTGTTCAGAGTTTTCTGGATCGTTTATTAGATGTGTTACAGGTTGTTTAACACCATAGTCAGCAAGTCTTAGTGATGTTCTATACTTGTCAGCACAAACACTAATTGTCTCTCTACTATTGATTACACAAACACTATGTTTTTCTAATAGTGAAACTATATCCATCCAACTATCTTTTCTAGTTACTGAGCCACGAATTATAGCAATCGTATCTCCACCAGAAACTTCAAAGCCCTTATCATCATCTTTATTGTGAAGTCTTAAAGCACCTTCTGGACTAGTAGTATAACCACCTGTTAATTTATACAGATAATATTTCCAACCTAACTTTTCTGCTTCTTCTCTTAATCTATCAGCAGTATGAAAGGTCTTTGCCTTTTCTGGCTCATCTGTAATTACAAGTAGTTTATATTTACCATTCTCTGGTGCTTCAGATATAAACTCTCTAAACTTCGGTGCCTTCATCTTCTATTTTTTTACCTATGTTATATTTTGCTTGTAAGTCCCATTCACCTTTTTCTTTAAATGATAAAACTTTGATTTGTGATAGAGGTGCCTTTTTCTCAGCAACTGTGGTATTAACTATTGCAATTAATCCCCAATCACCCAATAGTTGAGCAATTGTATTTCTTCTTTCAATATCATTCTCTGTTAGGTTTGCTTCTTTGCCATCTAATGCAAATAGTTCCTTAAAATGTACTATGAAATATCTACCTTGTTTATGTAGAATATGACACGATTGAAATAATTTTTTATCTTTACGACTTGCAACACCAATTCTTGTTAGTGTTTCTCTGACTTTTAAAAAATCGTCAGGTTCTTTCAGGTTGACTTCCAACATTTTTTCAGGATGCCAACTGTTATCTAATTCATTCATTTTGTCCCACCTTTATATAATTTTTCTTTGATGAGCTTTATCTCATCTTTGGTGAGTATATCAAGAGCGGACTTTGCTTTATCATTACTATATCCATAATACTCCTTTACACACTCAATTTCTTTTAATTTACTCGCCCTCAGAAACGGACTATATCGCTTCTTTGTTCTAATACTATTTAGTAGAAATTGAAATTGCATATCCTTGTCTATGAAATGGTTTCTATTCATTTCATTTACAAGCATTATGGTGTCTGAAAAAGCAGACAATAGTTTGTTTACGATAAATGCAGGATACTTTTTCTTCCATAATTCATCTTCGGACTTTGTTAAGTCCTTCTTCGTGAAGTTTATAGCGTTTAAGTATTCTTTTAATTCGTAACTCATTTGAATTTAACCTGGGACATCAATTCAGTTAGACACGCCACCAGATTAATTTCTTGGTCAGCTACAAAGGCAGACTTATACTGATAATCAGCAATAATGAGAACAGCATGAGGTATAGTTTCTGGTTGTAAACTCTCATACATATTGTCATAAATTTTTCTAAAGATTTTAACTGGATCATTATCAAGATTATTGACAACCCATTTTCTCATATCACTAAACTCTTTACCTTTAAGGTGTGTTACAAGTGTCTTTAAATTTTCATCTGAAACATTTACAAGAATACCAGCGTCAATAGTACCACTTACAGAATATCTTTGTAATTCATTAATCAGTTTTCTAAAATCAGGAAAATGTTTCTTAATTAATTCAGCAAGTACCTTATCTTCATAGTCAACATTTTGTTCTTTGAGAATATAAGTTGCTCTTGAAAACAACTGACTTGCTAATTTAGGTTTATCTTTAGGATTAATTCTAAATTCAATATTAGAAAATCTACTATGTAATGGTTCGATTATTCTATTCTTAAAATTACAAGTAAGAATAAATCTACAATTTGCATGAAACTCCTCAATGAAGCCTCTCAATGCAGGTTGTGTAGATTGTGGATTTAGATAATCTGCCTCATCAAGTATTACTACTTTTTTACCACCTGATAGTGATACAGTAGAAGCAAAGTTTTTAATCTTGTTTCTTAATACATCAATACCACCTTCTTCGGAACCATTAATCATAATCCAATCACAGTTTAATTCTTCACATAATGCTTTCGCAACTGTGGTCTTACCAATGCCTGGTGTACCTGAGAATAGTAGATTAGATAATTCGCCTTTAGTAATAAAGGACTTGAATAGTGTTTTTAATGATGTAGGTAATATACAATCATCAATCTTGCCTGGTCTATATTGTTCGACCCATAAAAAGTCTGTATTCATATTTCACTCCGTTCATATTATAATTAAAATTACTTACTGATTGTGCTGTCTGGCTCAAGAGCAATCCAGTATTCAATAGGTAACTTTTTGTTTTTGAAATGAGATATAGACTTTGAAGATACTGAAACATCATAATCACCAGATATCATTTTTAAATTTTCTACTTTAAAATAGAAAGTATAATCTGCTGTTGCGTTTTCACCAACAACAATATCAAAGTTATTTGATGTGTCATTCTTTTTATCACATACTTTTAATACTACATCACCACCTTTTGTGCCTACTAGAGCAAGGTCAGGTGTTTTAAGTATCGCAGCCATCTTTTTCAACTCAGTAAGATTTGATTCTGATAAACTAAAAGTAACATCTGCCTCTGGCATATTTACCTCTTTAGTTGGCGATACTAGAACTGACGGATCAGAATAAAAGTATTTTGCTTTTGACTTACTGCCTTCAGCAGAGATAGTCATAAATTTATCTTGTAAAGATAATGTTGGTTTGTTTGTACTTGATACTACTGCAAGAAATTCATTCAAGTCATAGATACCAAACTCTGTATCAAATGATTCTTCTATATCTGCCTTAGCAAATATATTTCTCATAGTAGATATTGTACTTAATTCTTTTCCTGGTTTAATCAATATATTAGTATTGATTTCAGAAAAGTTTTTCAAAATGTTTTGTGTGTTTTGATTTAGTTTCATAATATTAATTTCACCTTTTGTTTAATTGAATTTATTATAACAGAATTAAAGGGACCTGTCAAGCAGGTCCCCTTAAAATAATTAAATTAGTCCTTTTAATGGATTTGCCAAGTAATCAGAGTATTTGTAATCTGATTTTCCTTTAGCTTCTAATGCCTGAAAATATTTCTCATCTATACGAGATTGTAGTATTTGTTTACCTTCTGGAATATTATCATAA